TGATCCGGTGTCAAAAACAATCGACTGGCGCCCCACATGCAATTGTTTGAGCGACGACACCACGCAGGGCAGCTATTATGATCCGGGCGGCGGCGTAGGCATCCCGTTTGATCCTGAGCCTTGCACGGTATGTGATATTTTCGGAGGATCCGGGACCACCGGTCTTGAAGCCGAGCGCCTGGGCAGAAAATGGATCCTGATCGAGAAGTCGCCAGAGTACATCGAGATGGCCAAGAGACGGCTTCAGGAGCAAATCTCGGACCCGGAATACTGGGAGCGGGAAGCGGAGCGGATTGAAGTGGACACGGGGCAGATGAGTATGTTTTGAGGCATCGGGACGTGGGAAAAGACAGTTTCATTTTATACACTGACCAGAAACATTTGCTGGAAAAGCTTAGCCCGGAACAAGGGTATTTTTTAATGTTGAAGGTGTTTGAATATGCAGAGAATCGCAAGGCTATCCTCATTGAAGATCCATTGGTCGATATGGCGTTTACAGCATTTAAGACAAGTATCGATAGAAACCATGAAAAATACACTAAGATATTGGAAAAACGTCGGGAGGGCGGGCGGCTAGGCGGGCGCCCTAGGAAGAAACCTTAAGGTTATTCGGAAACCTTAAGGTTATTTAAAAACCTTAAGGGTAGCCGTGGTTACTAGTAACCCTGTACTGTTCTGTACTGTACTGTACTGAAGTACTAGCTATCCACAATAGGAGATATAAAGAGATAACTTACTAACTATGTATTAACTTACTACCCGGGATTAACCCTGGGTACTGAGTGTGGAGGGGAGAGCACATGGATGATGCGCATTTCAAGAGAGATTTAGCGGATACACTGAACAGGCATTGTGCTGAAAGCGCGAGCGACACGCCGGATTTTGTTTTGGCAGAATACATGCTGGACTGTCTGCGTGCGTTCGACAAAGCGTTGGCGGCTCGGATTGATTGGTATGCAGAGCCGAAATTGGAGCCGGGCGATGATCACGACGAGGAACCGCCATTTGGGGATGATTGATGGAGCTGAGAGATTATCAGGAAAAAGCGATTACGAGTCTGAGAGATACTATCCGCCAAGGCAGTAAAAATCCGATTATGGCATTGCCCTGCGGGTCGGGCAAGTCAATGATTTTCGGTCAAGTAATCGCGAACGCCCTGGAAAAAGAGAAAACCGTTTTGTGGCTGGTTCACCGGCGCAACCTTGTGTATCAGATGCAGGAGGTTCTCGAAGAACATTTCAACATACACCCGGGCATTATCATGGCGGGCATTGAGTCAGAAACAGAAAATTCCGTACAGCTTTGTACTATCCAGACGTATCACCGGCGGCTGAAGCTGGACCCACTGGACCTGAACAGGTTTTTTGTGGACGCGGATCTAATTTTGATCGATGAGGGCCACAGGAGCCTAAGTAAGACGTACATGGACATTATCAAGCTGTATGAAGACAAAATAGTAATGTCCTGCACCGCCACGCCCATGAGGGCGGACGGGCGAGGCATGTCGGAGGTTTATGATGCGATAATTGACGTAGCAGGCGTGAAAGAGCTGACGGATCAGGGGTATTTATCCCCTGCGCGATATTTTGTTCCGTATGAGCCGGAGCTTCACGACGTGAAGGTGGCAATGGGTGATTATGTCGTGAAGGAGCTGGACGAAAAGATGAACACGCCGAAGCTGGCGGGTGATGTTGTCGAGAACTGGCTGAAGCATGCCGAAGCCCGGAAAACGATAGTGTTTGCAGTGAACGTGAAGCACAGCATAGCACTAAAGGACGAATTTATCAGGGCCGGAGTGCAGGCGGAGCACCTAGACGCAAAGAGCCCGGACGATGATCGCCAGGCGGTGTTTGATGCGATGGAGCGGGGAGATATAACGGTCATTTGTAATGTCGCCTTGTACCAAGAAGGGCTAGACGTGCCGGACGTATCCTGCATAGTCATGGCGAGGCCAACGAAGAGTTTGGGCCTGATGCGGCAATGTTTAGGCAGGGGCCTCAGAATTTTTGAGGGGAAAAAGGATTGCTTAATATTCGACCATGGCGGGGTGTTGAAAGAAAACGGGTTTCTTGAGGATGAAATTGAGTGGAGTCTGGACGGGAAAGAAAGGGCGTTTATCAGGAAAGCGGTGCCAAAAGAGAAAAAGCCGGTCGTGTGCCGAGCCTGTCATTTTGTCTTTGAGGGAAGCAGGATTTGCCCACAATGCGGAAGTCCTGTTCGTTCGTTTGGGAAGACAGTCGAAACTAGAGAGGCTGAGATGCGGGAGCTAAAAGCGGAGAAGAATAAACCCCCAACAATGGCGGAAAAACGAAGATTCTACGGAATGCTTGAATATGAGAGAAGGATGCGGCATTACCAGGAGGGGTGGACTGCTCACAAATTTAAAGCAAAGTTTTCGGTTTTTCCGAAGGGATTAAAGGGAACGGCGCCAATTCAACCTAATGCACAATTTTTCAATTGGCTAAAATACCAAAACATTCGCTACTGGAAAGCGAAAGAGAAAGAGGCAAAGGCGGCATAATGGTTGATTTTGAGCAAGTAAAGGCCGATTGCACCGGTAGGTGGCCTGGAATTTTAGCGGCCCTGGGAATTGACGTGTCAAGCAATCAGTGGAAGCACACACCGTGCCCCTCTTGTGGAGGGAGAGACCGGTTTAGGTTTGATAATAAAGACGGAACCGGGTCGTATATATGCAATCAGTGCGGAGCCGGCAACGGCGTCAGTCTTGTAATGAAAGTGCTTGGCGTGGAATATAAGGCAGCGATGGAAACAATCGCCCAAGTTGTCGGAACAGTGGAGCCGTCTACATACCAAGCGGAAAAGCCGGTTTCCCCGGAGCTTTTGCGGAAGATATTCAAAGAGTCTTTGCCAGTGGAAAAGGGCGATTCTGTGTATCTTTATCTAAAAAATAGGGGATTGTCTTCTATGCCCAAAATGCTTCGATACTCTCCGAAATGCTACGAGCCCGAAACGCACAAAGACCAAAGGGCTATGCTAGCGCTATTTAGTCTTGCAGACGGCACAGCGGTTACTATGCACCGGACGTTTCTCACAGACGATGGCAGAAAATTGGGCATAGAACACCCCAAGAAGGCTCTCCCCACGCTAAAGCCAATGGCCGGTGGCGCAGTAAGGCTGTACGAATTAGGGCCGGTCCTGGGGGTAGCGGAGGGCATAGAGACGGCCATAGCTCTGCATGAAGCCATGGGGTTGCCGGTGTGGGCGGTATTGGGAACGTCGCTTCTGGCCGCCTGGGAGCCACCGAAAGGGGTCGAGGCGGTAATTATTTATTCCGACAACGATGCGAACTATGCGGGGCAGAAAGCCGCTTTTAGCTTGGCAAATCGGTTGGCCTTGCAAGAATACAAAGTATCGGTAGAGATCCCAGACTTGCCGGGGGATGATTTTTTAGATGAAATCAATCGAGGAGAGCAATAATGTTTATTCCGACGGGATCTGTTTAAAGAGGAGGCATAATGCAAATATGGATAGCGGTCGGCTTTGGCTATGTAGCGGGGGCGCTTTCGATGGCGATAGCGATATTCTTATGGGTTACGATTGAGGAAAGCAAAACACCGGACATAGACAACTGGGTAGAGCCGGAGGAGTGGGGAGAGAAAGGAAGGAAACAAAATGAGGAGATAACGAAAGGAGGTGAATAGCATGTTTTATATTGGCAAGCTCAGAGTTAATACGCTCAAGGCCTTAAGCAGGGGGGATAAATGACAACGAGAATATTGGCAATAGATCCCGGTAGCGAAAAGTCGGCCCATGTCATATGGGACGGCGAAAAGATACTGCGGAAGGGTATTCTTAATAATGAGTCATTTCTACGGTATCTGCGGGACCGAGTTCTCTTGCTTAATCTGCTCCCGGTCGAAAACTTGGTAATTGAGCAGGTCCGATCATACGGGATGGCTGTCGGCGCGACCGTGTTCGACACAGTTTTCTGGTCTGGCCGATTTGCGGAAGCCTGGTACCCGATGAGGTTTGACTTAATGCCCAGGATGGATGTGAAAATGCACCTGTGCCATTCCGCAAGAGCAACGGATTCAAATATTAGCCAGGCAATTAAAGATCGATGTGGAGAGCGGGGGACCGTAAAAGAACCGAACCTGGTGTACGGCGAAGAAGCGGGGAATAAAGAGAGCAAGATCAGGAAAGATATGTGGCAGGCTTTGGCATTAGCGATCACCTGGTTTGATCTTCACGCCCATTGAAACACACACGCTGGGGCATCCAGATGGACGCTCCTTGCACGTGAGATTTTTAGGAGTACCTTCCATTTCAAAAGCTACGCAAAGCTTCTCATCTAGTGCCCCGTTCAGAAGTGGGCGGGGCACATTTTCATTTTCCGGCCTCCCTGTGTAGCCCTTTATATGTTTGCACTGCCATTTGGTAGGCGGCGCTAGCTATGTCCGCAGCCTTATTGGCCTTTTGTTCTTCTTTAAGACTTCTATGCCAGGGCCTTTCCCTATGTGCTAATTCATGGGCGAACATCTTGACCAGATCGCTCATTGTTGCCCGGCTACGGACAAAATAATGAATGACGCTTTTGCCTTCAACCCAGGCCCAACAGGGGCCTTTCCTAATCCTATGCATTACCTCTTGAACCTTCTCGCTCTTCTCTTCCCCATCGGCAAGCGCATATCGAAATTTACCCGCGATCTCTGACAATTCAGAGACTTCGCAGTTGAAAAAGGCTGCAAGGCAGTCATTTATGGTTTTATATTGCCGGCCTGGGATTTTTATCCGTTTTGGCATTCTCTGGCCTCCTTGTAATGTTTATGGTTTATTCCACGAAAAATCGTTAGGGAAATGCCAGGCGAGACCAGGCTCAGGCTTTTCTTCGGACCTCTTGCCTTTTTTCCTGCGGATTTTTTTAATGTGTATCCCCAAGTCACCGGTCCCGGTCAAATCAATGTGGCTGTAGTAAAATTGTTGTTCCCGGGCATTCGGGAAGTGCTCGGCGTTTATTGCCCAAAATATTTGTGATCCTCTACCCATTAGAACTCCTCCTTATTTCTTCATCCTCTCAAGTATAGTATGCTATATAGTCGTATTCCCATTTGCTACAAACGCTTTCCATGCCATTTCGAAAGAAGGGTATAGTTCTTCAATCTTTTTTATCGAGCGCTCATACAAATCTTCACCATCTGCAAATCCACCAGACATCGCCTCCGCTGTCGCTGTTTCTATGAAATGTTTCGGGCACAAGGCAATGGCGCTGATGAATACAAAATCGTAAAATGCTACCTGAACACGAATCCAAGATCCGTATTCATCTATTAATTTTTTTAATTCTTTCTTCTCAAATTTCATAGTCTTTTTCCTTGTTATTATACTACATTCATGTTATAAAAACACTATCTCTTTGATAGCGACAAGATGTGTTTCAGAATCTTGATCGTGTCAGCCAGCGAACCCTGTACCAGTGGCGGGGCGCATTCTGTGATTGCCTGGAGCCGCCAGATTACCAAGCCGACCATTTCTTTGACGTTGTTGTTTTTCACAGGCCCACCCCCCCATCAAATTCTATATTTTAATGTTCTTAGGCATTTTTCCCACTGGCGCTTTAATCCCCTTGGCCAGTAGTCGAGCCATTCTGTCTTTGCGAGCTTCCATTCGTGCCGCCTTATCCATCGCCGTGCTGTTTTTGGTTTCATCGTATCCTTTCGCCTGCATTACCCGGCTTGGGCAGTCATTCCCCCGGCTCAGCGTTCCCCTTGACCGGGGCATGGATGTTATAGGGCATACGCGATAGCTATGCCGTGACACCTAGTGTTTCCGTGTATTCTGTGCGTACCGTGGTCGATGTCCGTTAGAGTAAACCGTGGCTTCCCGTTTTTAAATGTCCA